TCTATACCGCCATTTGGCTGAATGATCAGAATCAATGGGTAGTCCAAGGACGTGATGATGCCGGGCTGCTCCAACGGCATCATTGATAATAGATTATTCGTGTATGGATTATAGTTTACTACCTCTGTCGGGTATAAAAGTATCAATATCTGACCAAAATATATGAATCCAGCCGGGTGAACCAGCTTCTTAAACGTGTCGTTCCATATCGTTATATTGTTGCCCGTATTGATCACGTACGAGAACTTTTGATAGTAATAGGAGTCTTGAAGTTTAATCGTATCTGAGAGAAACCCTAAGTTATTCGTATAAGCACCCTGAGAATAACCAGTCAGCGCTCCCATATCGTCATAGATAGGAGTACGATAGCTAGTGTCCCAGTTTCCTGACGATGGGATCAATAATACATTTTTTGGATAACTGATCGTAACCTCGTCACTGTATAAGATCTTGAAGAACAATGAGATAGACTCTTCAGAGCCTCTCATTGAGTAGTAACGAATTAAGTTCTTATATAGAGTTACTCTATCGGTCGTAATTGCGCGAGGAATCGATACCGCTATTTCAGTTTGAATCAGATTCAAGTAGTTGTTATCTACTGAATCGAGGTCTCTCGCTTGCTGAATAGTATTCAATGCAAACGACGCCTGACCATTTTGATTTAAATATGTGTAGTAGTCCTTAAGTAACTGAACTAAATTTAAGTTGTTTGGATTCTCAATGTTCTGGCGTATCTGCTCAGGTATCAATGACTCAACGCGCAGGTTCTCCTTGCTCTGCTTTCTAACGCTGGCTGTACTTTCGATAAGATACGTAGACATGTATTATATGTTAGTAGCTGGTGTCTGGTAGTTAATTGCGCCTGCTGAACCACTGACTGCGATAGTATCGATAGAACCAATGACGATTGTCTGAGTGAGATCAATCTCTAATAGCTGGTTCCTCTTTGGTGCGAGATCATTCGAGCTCGATGGAACCATGATTTGAATTGGTGTAGTAGTGTCCGGTCTAAATGATGAGATATTAATAATACCATTTGCTGAATCGATATTACCTACGTTATAAAGTATGACTGGTTTACCGTTTACTAACTTATAAACAAATACTGTACGATCGATTGAATTATTAATAGGTGAGTCTCCAAAGTAACAAGTAACTCCATTGATCAAGAACGAGCTTGAGGCAATCAATGAGTCAGTCGTATTCGAGATCATGATTGAAGCTGAATACTGAATGTTAAATGTGTTATTTACCGTATTCAATGGCGTGACTGTCTTATACATCTTTACGATCGCGTCTGAATTGATGATCGAGGAGTCAGAAGCGTCGATGGCTCTTAAGAACTCAGAGTAACGGAACACTCCTTGGAAGCTCTCTAGCTTATCGCTGTTGTATCTCGTGATTGTGTTACGAACGACCGACTGAAGATCGATTAAGCTTAAATCAGTCAAGTTAGGATTATACTTAAAGAATACTTGTAGCGTGATATACGTATAGTCAGGATCAACTATGATTGGAGTGATTGAAACTACATTCTTACCCTTCAAGATGTTTGAAGTAATATTATTCTTTTCAGCAGTAGTTAAAGCGGCAGCTCCAGTCGGTTTAATACAGATGTAAACCTTACCATAGTCAGGAATGACTGAGTCTTCCCCACCCCATACCGATATCGATTGGATGTTACCGACGCCCGCTAGAATTAAAGATCTATAATCGTCGGCAGTCACTGCACGATTTTGAGTGATATAAGACAGTGGTGCGTTGAAACGAATCGACTCAATACTTTCAGCGACCGCTCCGCCTGTCGAACTCGATACGACGCTTACGCTAATCGTGTTGTAGCCACCTATCGTATCGACTGCAGTGAAAGCGCTCGCGCCATTTGCAATAGTTCCATCGGTATAAATGTACTCAATTTCTACTATATTGTTGGCTTCCAATGCTTTACCAATGACTCCGTCTCCAAAGTATAACTCGTATTGACCCTGGTTGTTCTCTTGAGAGAAGTAGATCTGTGAGGTTGAACCAATACCTGAAAGAGTCACGAATGGTGTAAATATCGTATAACTGTCAGATTGTGTATTCGCTTTTACTCGGACTCTTACAGTCGTCATATCAACGTTCATATCAGGTATGACATACATCTGACGGATCACGGTTGGATCAACGACATAAAGCATGCGTTTGAGTATGCCTTGAGTGATCTTAACGTTATTAAAGCTGTAGCTATTTGACTGATTTGCAGCTTCCTGAGTATCCAATACGACAAAGGTGTATTGCTCGGAGTTTGTACTCGCCGTAAAACGAGTGCCACGCTGTAGATCTAGATACGCAGGAGGCGTTCCTGAAGCATTCACTGTTATGTTTACGACCGCACTGGAAGCCTTTAAAGATCTAGGTGTATACCCAAGGGTCTTGGCCGCCGATACAACATTACCTCTCAATTGCGCTGAGTTTAAGAACACCTCATTCAGCGACAGCTGAGCGATCATGGCGTTATAGTGCGTGTTATATGCCAAAATCGTCATCAATTGAGACAGACCCGCTCCTTCAAAGTTCCAATCATTATATGCACCACCTAATGACGAGAAATACTCGATCATATTGGTTTTTATCTGGTCATAATCCAAGTTGGTAACGTTAAATTGAGGCATAATAGAAAGATTTAATAGTGATTATTACCTGATCCTGAGTAAATATACATCCATATTGACGACCGAATGATTCAATGTAATAACTCGAAAACCTAGGGTTACTTGATACCTATTGTTGTCTGGTTGATCGTCGACCTCTACAACTAGTGAATCTACGCGAGGTTCATAGACGGAAATGACTCGAATAATAGCGTTTTTTAATGAATTTCGAGTAAATTTATCTACGGGTTCGAACAAAAGTGCCGTTAAATTAGACCCATACTCAGGATCGAATGGCCTTTCTGAAAAGCTTGTAAGGATTAAGTTCTTTACTGAGTTCTTGACCGCAGCTATGTCATAAAATGGCACGATATCACGAGTCGAGGGGTTTATGTCCAAAGACATATCCAAATCCGAATATGGCTTCTGTTTTGACACGACCGCAGACACTCGATTTCTGACATTGTAATCTGATAGTGCGACGCTCATTTATGGGTAATAATACTCTATTTATAAGTATTTTATTGACTTCTGTTGTCAGAATAGTACCAATATCTCTTTACGGTATCTTTGTTTAAATCTACGATTTTCTCAGTTAATACGATGTATCGAACAAACAAAGCGAAATTAGTATCTTCCACAAAAGACTTTCTTTTGGCGTCAAAGGCGCTTTGAGTAATTTGTCCATTAATAAGTTTTTGATAGTAATAGAACCAATATACCACGTTTGGTTCTGCATAGTTATAGTTTACGCACGGCTGTCTTGCCTTGTTATAAGCATCTCTTAACTGCAAATCCGCTGGTGTCAATAGACCTGCGTCGTTAAGCTGTTTGGAATTTTTTCCATATTTCTTGATCTTTGCAAATAGCGGAGCTGCATCTATCAGCGCCTTCTGAAACGCTTTAACAAGACTATCCTTTTGAGCGTGAAGAGGGTCCCAAACTTGTTTTTCAACTGGCGTATATAAATTCTGTGCAAAATCAGTAATAACTTGATATTTTTCAGAACTATTACCAGTACTGACTGCCTGAGTATTATCAATGACTGTTGCCACTAGAGGCGACGCAGCGATAGGAGCAATATTCGGAGTGTAAGACACTGGTGCGAGCTGCACCACTGCATTTGTTACAGGATTAATATTTAGGTTTGGTATGCTTCCACAGATATCTAATCCATTACCAGAACTAATCGAATTATTGATAGTGGCAAGAATTGACTGCAACTGAGCGTTTGGTATCATTGATCCCCAACGATTTGCAAAGGAAAGGATCGACTCAGGCGAATAATGTGAAGCTTGAAGAGATGCAATGTCGTTCTGTAAAGAATAAAGTAACTCTTGTTTCTGCTGAAGCTGAGAGAGTAAGCCTTGTGCTTGTGGTATCTGAGACGCCAGGGCTAAAAGACCTGCTTTCTTATTAGCCAATAGACCCATGATATTGGATCGAATGTTATCCAATTGCGCGAGTGTTTCATTTTGACCGCAGGTTAAATTAACGACAGGTAAGCCAGGTATGCCAGGCAGTGTTGGCAGCGTTGGTATGACCGATGACCCTGAAGATAATCCACTTAAGCTTGAGAGTCCTGATATCGCGCTCGTCAGGCTAGGACCCGCTCCAGCAAGACTCGATAGACTAGGCGTGGGTGGTTTTAACAAGCTCGTAAAATCAGGCAAAGAGGCACTCGAAGGCAGTGTAGATAAACCTGGCAAGGTCGTAACACTCGAGATTGTAGGTATTATTAAAGACATATTATTATTATTACAGTATGACTTGACCCGAAGGTGAGAGCACGACGTTTCCACCGCCAGCTACTACTGTCGCTTGACCGCCAGACGACCCGATCGTGGCATTTCCACTCGATTCAATACTCATCGTTCCGCTTGCGGAAGTTGTAAGACTTCCACCGAATGTCTCCGTCACGCCTCCGACGGTCGTAATGGCGAGAGTGCTACCGTAGTGTTGAGTAACTGCTTGATCAGCAGATATTAGTAGCGTGTTTGTCGTCTCAATGGACATATCTAGGCTCGATACGAGTATTAAGTGACCACTCGTCGTAACTTCTAGGTGGCTACCAACGTACTGTTGGAAAGTACCCAGTGTTATGTTACTGACGTTACCTGATACCATGACACTATCGTTCTTACCAATCGTTTCAGACTTGTTACCATCTCGTATGACAGTCGTATCACCACCGACCCTTGAGACTCTATTTGCTTTCACGTTTGAAGCCATGTCCTGACCGATCTCGGTTTGATCTGACAATCCAACTTTTGATTGTCTAGAACCCTTGATGTATTCGGTCTTATTGCCTTCCACCTCAAGGAAGTAATTACCCTTGACCAGCTGCCTAAAGTCTCCATCCACTGTTAGATTCGCATTTCCTTTAATGTAGATGTTGTCATCACTGAGCACTACTTGATAGTTTTTACCCACGATCGTGGTTGTCTTATTGCCTATCGCATCTATTTCAGTGTAAGTTCCAGACTTATGCATCTCGAACAGGCGCTCGTAGCCAGGAGTATCGTCTATTTCTTTCACGTGCCCTGATTCCGAGTGAAATACTTGATTCTTTGGATACACTGGATTTACGACTTTAGAGACATCCCAATTACTCCATGTCTGTCTCGTGTAATAAGAATCAGGGTTATCGACAGCGACTGAAGATACTTTAGGTGGAATCGCAGTCTCAATCTTCGTTTGCTTTAAGTCGTTCCTTAGCACATAACTCGTCGCATTCTTAAAGGAGATCGTGGCCTCAGTCGGTGTGTCAATTTGTCCAGGATTCTTTGGATTCGCGTTATCTGGATCCGAGAAACCTCTCGTTGGATCTCCGCCTGTCGATATCGATGGAATCGTACCTAACACGATCGGATCCTGTGCAGAAGGACCATCGCGGAAGAACCCGATCACCCATGACCCTTGAAGAATGCCTGTCGCAGATGTTCCGACTCCTGACATGGATGCCGAAGTAATCGGCGTCATAACTAGCGCCCAAGGTAAGGAAGCAGTCGGTATCTGAGACTTATCGTCAATATGGTAACCAAAACAACGTACTCTAATACGACCCATCTGTTGAGGATCGATGATATCCTCCACGACTCCAGTGAACCAAGAGAATTGGCCGCCTATGAATTGATCGAAAGAGTTATTGTTCATGATGTAACTACTGATAGATCAAACGATAGTGAATCTTTCTTTACTTTTAGATCCACCGTGTACTCTTCAGCAAAGTTATGAACCACCGATGTAACTAAGTAATTACCTGAGAAGAATATATCTTTCTTTAGGTCGCCCTTGGCATTGGAGTTCTTTGTTTTGACCTGTGGATCGATCGAAGGTGGCAATTTAAGACTTATGACACTGCCTGAGACTAGCTGAAAGTCACCTGCCAGTGTTACATCGTGAGTCAGCGTCTCAAGATTTTCTGTATAACACTGAGCCTTATTGATAGAAGTCGCCGTAGTTGCCGAGTTATAGTTATTTGCTTTATCAAAGGACATACTATTCGTGGATATGTAATTGACTTTTGAGTTTGGATAACCCGCGAGTGTGTCCGACGTGTTCTCTGGTTTAAAGGATGGTGACAGCACCGAGAACTTATCAATCACCGTCATTTTTGAGAACGTATCGCTATAATTAAAGTTTTGTTGTAACAACGACTTGGTCGATAGGTCTAAGTACTGAGTCTTGGAAGCAAATGCACCATTTTTGGCTGAAATGTATTTGGACATCTTCAATTCAGACGCAATCGAAAGGATCCTTTTAGACCTCTCCTCGTACGCCAATTGCGCGTCCGTCTTACCATCTTGGACGTACTCATAGAACTTGGCGTCAATGTACTCTTTGTATGATTCTTGAGAAATCATGTCCGTTTGACTTTGGATATGAATCGTGCCATCCAAAGTCTGAAAACAGTAGTAAGGACTGCCAGTCGAATCAAATGACCTTCTTAATGCCCAGCTGATTGCATCTAAAGGACTTAAATTTGGTACAATGAACGTAATAATAGGAGAAGCAGAAGCAGAAGCATTAATAGAATCTGTAGATACATTGAGATCTTGAGTTAAGACTTGTTGAACAAAATCATTAATGTTTCCTGAGAACGCTCGGGAAATCTTCTTCAAGTTTGATATAAAGGCGTGTTCTGTGACGCCTCTGATGGTATAAACCTGCAATCGAGTATCATACTTACCAAGCAGAGGATACTCACTAACATAAAAATTGAGATCTATTGTGACTTGATCGTTTGATCCAAACTCGGCTCTAGCGAGGACTACATTAATGACCTCTTGACCCGTTAACTGTAGTTCTTCTATGAGGTTCAGTGGATCTTTTACATTCATGCTCAATACGAGAGCAGAACGATATACACTCTCAGTGATCGTAAAATCGGTCACTAGTGCCTTTATATCATTCTGCTTTCCAGCGTGGTTAGTGATAGTAACTTGCTGGAGAGAATACGACGTAGGCACTAATGCCTGCGAAGTATTGACTGAGATGTTTGAGATATTAGCCATTTAGTTTTTTACTGAATGACTGAGCAAAATCATAGATTTCAGTAGGACGGACTACGCGAATAGTAGAACGCGCGTCATTCAATGAGTTTTCATACTCCTCATTCGTGATCGCAGTTAGATCTCCATTTGATGTTCCTACTTGC